AATGGTTTTTCTCAAACCCTCTGAAATAGGAGGCGAGCGATGTATCAATCCTGAGTTAAAAATGATGACATCTCCCTCGCTCACATCAATAGAAAATGTTTCTTTTGAAACTGGATAAACGAATTCGGGTTTTGGCGAACCCTTCGGGAACTCTAGATAATACACTCCAACAAAATTTGCAAGGTGTAGATGCCAATCATGAGTGGAATTATTTTCATACTGCTGAAACCAAATGTTAGAAACATAACCTTTTTTATAACCTAAAAAAAGAATTACGTCACTAATGATTTTTCCCAAATAGGGATTCAAATGTTTATGCCAATCTCCAAAATCATCACTTTCACTATAGTTGGTTTTAGAAATAGTTTGATAACCACCACAGTCGACATTGTTTATCTCACACAAAACATTGTCTTTAATTACACTGTGCGCTTTTAAATTTGTCTTTACTATAGGAATGTCGACTGGAATAGTTTCAAACATTAAGCATTGATTCCTTCAGAGTAAACAGTCTTACCATCTACACGGGATGCAGTCAGAATTGACTTACGGTTGTCGCCATCTGCTTTGTATGATACATGCACCCAACCAGAGTCTGGAATACCCGGTGTGTAGAACTCAAGGATCACTTGATCAAAGTCTAGGTTCTCGACAATCCAGTTAGCGAGATCAGCATTTGCTACTCCCGGTACTTCGATGTCTGCCGCTTCTCCTTTGCAGTGTTGGGACTTACTGCTTCCACCAACAGCATCATTAAGAGCAGGGGAACGATACCCGGAATTAATAACAGTAGGACCAAAATGGTCACGAACTGGTTGAACAACATTTTCAAAGAGTGCGACTGCCGCATCCATGTGTTCTCCTTCTGGAGTATTGTCAATGCCTTTGCGTTCCGCAGTTTGTGATTTAGTGAATTCTGCGAGTGAAAAGTTCTTAGAAAGTTTCATAAAAGTCTCCTATGGTTTTACTTCATCTAAAAAGAAAAGAATGCATAATCTTGAGTTTTCGTGACTATCACCAAAAAATGATGTAGCACTATGCCAATATTCTGCGGGATATGCAATAAGTCTATTATACACATTTCCCAAAGAAATGTCTACCTCTTTATCTTCGGTGTAAAGTGTTGTGCCTGATTCTATTGGGGCATTCGGTGTTAAAAATATGATTGCAGTATACAATCCGTAATCTTTATGGGGTCTAGAGTTAATCCATTTTTCGTCCAACATATCTTTTTCTTGAGTTATATGGAATCGAGTATCTGCGGAACAACCACTTGGATAAAATCCATAAATTTCTTTTACGATTTGTTTGCAAAGATGGACATGCAAATCAAAATCAAGATCAACTATCGGTTCTGAACGCACTCCTTCAAAATGACCTTCGGGATCTCTTCTCTTGTATGTTTGCTTTAGAGCAAACTTTCTGATCTCATCTGGGTCTTCAAAAAAATTATCGACGGTGATAGTTTTCATAATAATCCAATTTAAAAGGGGACTTGCGTCCCCTCTATTTATTTAATGTCAATTTGCTTACGCTGTGACTCTGGAATGAGTCGCTCTAAAGTGATTCGGAGTAAACCGTTAATCATCTCTGCGTTCTGGACTTCGACAGAATCGTTGAGCGTGAACATGCGAGTGAATGGACGCAGTGCCAACCCTTGATACAGAGTGTCAACATCTTTATCATCATTCTCTGCATTTCCCTTGACGACCAGTTTATCGCCTTCCGTTTCGATAGTAACATCGGACTTACCGAATCCTGCGACTGCCATTTCGATGACATACTGATTCTCCGCAGTTTTCTTAATATTGAACGGGGGGTAGTTAGGAATGTTCTTTGTTGCTTGATCGTGAAATTTTTGCATTTCATCAAACATTTTGTCGTAACCGACAAAGAATTGATCAAACCCTTTAGGGAATGTTATACCAAATTTTTCAATTGCACTCATAATGCTTCTCCTTTATTAAGCGAGTTAAAGTACGCACACCCTTTTGGCATGTGCATCTTTATTTATATCACAAACCTAGCACTGATGTCAAGTCTGGTTGAAAATAATTTCTACCCTTTAAGACTTTACCGTCTTCGCGGTATATCGGTTTCCCGTCCTCTCCCAACTTGGACATATTAGATGCTTGGACTTCTTCAAAGCATTTGTCGAGATCGATGCCAAAAGCATGACCTGCCCCATAGGTGACATATAAGATATCTGTGAGTGCATCTGCTACCTCTACAATATCGGCATTGCCGATTGCTTCTCGTAACTCACCCAACTCCTCTTGAATGAGTTCCAACCTTAGTGCTATCGTCTCGTTGTCAGGAAACTCAGGTTCCGTCTTGACTTCTTGACCGAACTTCTCCATGAAGTCCCCAACCATTTCAAAATTACTGTACATCATTTACCTTGTCATCGCTTTTATTAAAAACAAATTTGCCTTTTTTTGCATCAACAACTTCAAATACAAAAAAGTTCATAGTTAATCTGCCGTCAAACAAATCTTCACCAAAAAAATCTTCTATCGCATGTCTGTAGAAATTGCTATCAAAGATGACCATTTTGTTATACTCGTTTTGGATGCAATCTATCTGATTATTATGATAAATCATTAACCCACTATTGGGTTTAGGAAAAGGAGTTAGATAAAGAATTCCGGTGTGTAGTGCCTGATCTATATGGATTCTTTGAGCAACATCTTTAAAAACCATTTCATTTTTATCTTGAACACGATTTACATGAAATGTCAATGAACCAGAAAAACTTTCAACATCAGAATACCCGTATGCTTCTAACATTGCTTTTCCCATACTCTCATACAAAAGAGGATCAAATTCGCTCAAACAAGATGTTCGCAACCCTTCATACTGGGTACTCTCCTCTCTCCCCCCAAACTTCAGACCTAAAGCATAGTGTCGTAACTTTCGGGAATCTTCGTAATCAAGAAAATTATTTACGACTACTATTTTATTACTCATCATAAAAACCTTATCAATCTAAACTTTTTTTCCAATATTGTATTTAGCAACCAAATTCCATTCATTCTTCTCGCGATGGGGTAAAACTTTAATTTGCGAGAGAGGAGCAACTGGATCGGAACTTCTTTGCGGATTTACTAACTCAACTAATCCCCACTCTGCTAATAGGTTTGCAATAGTATTTCTTCGTGACTGATCAGTCATGTCAAAGTTGCTTGGTTTGCCATCTAAGGCAAACAGTTCCTTAAAATGAACGATGTAATACCGCCCTTGCTTATGAAGGATGTGACACGACTGATAGATCGTTTTGTCTTTTCGTGATGCGACACCGATACGAGTCAAGGTCTCACGGATCTTGAGGAAATCGTCGTCAGTTTTGATACGAATCTCAATGAGGGATTCAAGCATTTCTTCCACCTTTTTCAAGTCTTTTTCTTATCAGAAGAATCTGTTCATGAGTCAATGTGGTGAGTGCTTGCAATGCTTTAGAGTCGCCATAACCAAAGTATTCTTTGATAGCGGCAAGGTCACCATGATCTTCTTTCTTATCCCACTTCGCGAACCGCTTTTTGGGTCTCACACTATTTAGTAAAAACTCATATTGCAGTGCATTGTCTAGGTCAGACCTTTGGTTCATCTCGTTAGCAAGACCGACTGTATCATGGTGATACGATAAAGCACGATTGGTGAGGAAAGGACTGTATCCTTTCTCTGCCAATTGATCGTTCTCAGTTCCTCGCATGAGGTTTTTCTTGGTTTGATTGATGGAGTTTACATAGTCAAATGGATTACTCATTCCATTCCACCTCTACCATCAACTCAGTCAGCATTGCCATCAGATTGATCTCTTGATCAACGACAAACGCAGACTTGTATTGATAGTCTGCCAGAGTCACTACGACTTGTGGAATACTTTGTGGTTGAACATACTCACTCATCGAGTCGTAGAGTTTGCGAAAGATTGCTGATGTGTCGCCATCCACATTCTGTGCTACCCACTTACGAACATTGGTGAATTCTTTGTTGCGGAGTCCATCGATGAGTTGCTTGATATTGACATCTTCAAAGTTGACGAGGATGCCCGCATCAATCTTGCCAGTGACAGAGTAGCGTTGTAGTTCGTTGAGCACACGACGATTGTCTGGAAAGAACTTCTTGACAACCTCTGCGACTACCTTGTTGTCATACTCGATGTTCTCTTTCTCAAGAATCTCTTTGGATCGCTTGTACATCTGTGATGCCATTGTGGTTCGTTCTTCTTTTGGAAGTTTGAACTCGATGACAGAACAGCGAGAGTGTAGTGGTGCGATGATCTTATTGACAAAGTTACACGTTAGGATGAACCCACAGTTACGAGAATACTCTTCCATAAAGTTACGCAGTGCAGGTTGCACCGTGTCGGCATTCAGATAGTCTGCCTCATCGAGAATGACATACTTGCGACCACCACTCAGCGACACCGATGATGCAAAGTTCTTGATCTTCGTTCTAAGGGTATCGATGAGTCGCCCCTCATCGGAACCATTGATGACAATATAATCGCAACCCAATTCTTCAAGGATTGCTTTAGCAACCGTAGTCTTACCAATACCCGCAGAACCCGATAGTAAGAGATTCGGTACATTACCTTGCTCCACAAAGGTCTGAAATGTTTTCTGTAACTCAGACGGTAGGATTGTCGTTGCTACAGTTTTGGGGCGGTACTTCTCCACCCACAGAAAGTCTTCGCGCATGGTCTCTCCATAATATAGTATTGACTTAGATTATATCAGATTTCTTCAAATCTTTCAATCGGGAAGTCTTCTCTTCAATTGTCGAGAACAATAAGTCAGACAAACTGCGTCTTGCTCTCAACCTTTTCATATCATCATCAGAGTCATAGAATTCTGCTAAGTTGGCATGAAAGGACGATTTGATATTTTCGATCTTTCGTTTCTCTTCATGAATTGAACTTTTAAGTCTCTCTATGATCTCTTTCTTATCTTCAGTGCTTTTTTCTCGATAAGAATTTTCAAAGTCTGGATCAACGATCTCTAAGATTGTTTCAAGAGTATCGTAGTCTTTGTTCTTATATGCCTCTTGTGCATCCTTGAACTCTTCGATAAACGCATCCCCAACTTTGTCGGGGTGCGTGTACTTAGCAATCTTATGAAAGGCAGATTTTATCTCTTTGTCCGAAATTTCACATGAAACATCTTCGACTTCATCTTCGACGACACCTTGTGCCGCTTCCTCGACTCTGATCTCAGCATCCAAAGATTTTATCTCATCGGATAAATCCTTGAAGTTTTCTTCGATGATAGACTCTACCTTTTCATCGACAGACTTTTTCAGATCGTCGCACTGCTTTCTCAACTGAGACAGTTTCTTCCTATACGAAAGAATATCATCCGATGAGTCTTTGAGCGCAACTAAGTCCATCGACTATTTATTGAATTGCGTATATGTCTCGACCTTCAGTATAAACGATATATCCTTGAGACTCAAGCATTCTTTTCATGTTAATATCATCGATGTGTTGATGTTCAAGTTTGATGAATGTTGGTTTTATTCTCCATGAGTAGGACTCAATAATATTTGTCTCATGTCCCTCTACATCAAGTTTCAAGTAGTCTATTCTTTGTATGCCATGCTGATCAATCAAAGAGTCAAGGGTAACGCAAGGCAACTTATACTTACCTTTCACATGTTTTTGGTTTTCTCGCATCTCAAGAAGTTTAGTCCCTTTATGATTTGTGCTTGCAACATGAGAAATCCCTTTAACCCAATCATCTCCATCAGAGATATAGAATTCTATTTCTCCATCATAATCGGACACAACAGTATTAATAACTGTGAGATTTTCATGAGTAGGCAAAGATAAAGCAATCTCAGAGACTGCCTCTACCATAATCCCACTCCAACCATTTTCTAATAGGGGAAAGCAAGTATCAAAATCGCAAGAACCTATTTCAAGGAAAAACTTACTCAAAAGTTGAACCTGCTTCTGTTGCAACCCAATACTGAACGCTATCGCTCTCAAAGTGTGCGATGCCAGACTTAGAGATACTCAGCGTGTAGTCGTTTGGAATGAACTTGAGGTTCTCGATCTTGAAAATGAACTTAAACGATGCATCAGTGTCTGTATCAGACGAGATTGCGAACTCGTTTGACGATGGGTTTTTGGTGTCAGTGGCAACCAACGAGACTTTGCCATCGCGATTCGTGACAACAACTTCTGGTAGTCCCAACTGGTTTGCACCATTGAGAATCTGACGATAGTTTGCCTTGCTCATTTCAAACTGAACTTCCACTGAAGGGAGTTCGATGTTCTTCTCTGGAGGCGTGGTGATCATTGATGGATCAGCATAGGTGTAGTTTGCCTTTGATGAACCCTCTTTAAGAGTCACTTGGCGATCACCAAAGTCAAAGTCTGCTTCTTCAAACAGAGACGACAGTCCTAGAAACTGGTTCAACTCATAGATTGCAAAATCCACAGGGAATGCCTCTGGCACTGTTGCTTGTGCCAGAATGGTCTTTTGCTCTGAGACGGTACGAATCGTACTGCCCCTCTTAAATGCCAATGACTGATTGATGGTGCTAAAATTCTTCAGTACATCAAATGTCGTATCACTGATCTTCATCATTTACTTCTCCAAATGCTTCTGCAATTGCTTTCGCAGGGTCTTTCACTTCATCTCGTTCATTGATATCATGAACATGTAACTGGATTATAGCATAGTGCAACACTTTTAGCAAGTCAGCACGATTGTATCCTGCTTTCTTACCGTATCGTTGTGCATACTTCAGAATATTTCCAATACAGAATCCATCACCATGACCACTGTCTATAATGAACTCTGTTGCTTGGAACTTGTTCTTGCTGTAATGCTCACCATAAGTACCCTCGATATACTTGTACAATTCCTTGAGGTACTTGTCTTCATTATAACGAAACTTATTCACTTACTTCTTCATCCTCGCAATTTCATCTGGATCAGCAGTTGCACTCGCACCCAATCGTGCCATGTCGGTCAAAGAACCACCAAAGGTATATGAACCAGTGTGTAGTAGTTTCATCCAAGGACACATCCAAGTATCAACTCCAACTCTCTGCATCCACTGACAGAACATATAGTCTTCTGATAGATACCGTTTTGACTTCTCGTCAATCAGTGCTTGGAAGTACATCATGATCTCTCGCGAACCATCAAAGTGTGCAGTACGCACATGATCTGGACGATATGAGTAGTCTGGATATGCTTCGTCAAACTTCTTGAATGCATCCTTAGTGACCATCATGAAACCAGTACCACCCTCAAGAACCTTCACTGGTTCGTCGAGTCGAACTTGCTTCTGTCCTTCCGCAGGGTTGAACACATAGTCACCAACAAATCGCTCCAGTTCACCCGGATTGTCGTCAGCAAAACCTTTGTCTACTGCTCGCTTGATCTTCTCCCAAGCAATCGTCTTCTTAGGATAAGGACCGCACATGATGTGCTTGTCGTTTTCTGGATCATCAGTATCCATCAGTGCAAGCAGAGTCAGCACATCATTTGGATCGAATCCAATGTCTGAGTCGATAAACATTAAGTGAGTATAGTCTGAGCGCATGAATTCGTCTACACAGTAATTTCGTGCTCTCGTAATGAGTGATTCATTAAAGAGATAGAAGAACTTTACTTCAATGCCATAGTGCGTACAGAGTTTAGAAAGATCGGCAGTAGACTTAGTGTACATACCGTGGCATTGACCGCCATACATTGGTGTAGCAACAAAGAGTTTGCGCTTGCGGAGGATGTCAAGATCGATTTCGATTTCCATTAATCACCTATTTTTTGTTGATGTATAATACATTTTATATGAAAAAGGGGGTTGAGTCAACCCCCAAGTGAGTTATTTATTCTCCTTAGAAAGGAACATTGGCATCGTCACGAAACTCTTCATCATCGCTCGCAAGAACGCCCGCATCGATCTTCGCGTACAAGTCGCGGAACGATTGCTTGGTGTCGTCATCGAAACGATTGATACACATATCAATGGCAGTCATACGATCCTCAAAGATCGAGTATGCCTTGGCAATGTGAACCAGACGACGAGTCGAGATCACCTCATCGACACCACCATCGTAGAATGTCTTACGAATGATGTCTGCCCAATCGACTAACTTAGTGCAGTAGTCACCGTCATCGACACCCAAGTCAGCAAAGACCTTGCCAAGAATCTTTTTCTCGATTGTTGGTGTTGGGTAGTCCTGCTCACAAGTGATCGGGAAACGTTCAAGGAATGCTTCGTTCATCACATTGGTACCGATGAATCGACCATCTTCAGAACCCTTACCCTTGGTGTTACCAGTTGCGACAACTGTGAAACCGTCAGCAGGTGTGATGAACTCACCAGTCTTTTTGATGAAGTATCCCTTACCTTCAAGGATTGACTGTAGACACATAATCTTTGCAGGGTTCGCAAGATCAATCTCATCGAGGAGTAGGACTGCACCCTTTTCCATTGCAGCGATCACTGGACCTTTGAAGAACTTGGTTTCACCTGCAACCAGACGGAAACCACCGATCAGATCATCTTCATCAGTCTCAAGTGTGAAGTTGACACGAATCACTTCACGACGAGTCTTGGCACATGCTTGCTCAACAGAGAATGTTTTACCGTTACCAGACAGACCAGTAACATACACTGGATAGAACATACCAGACTTGATGATCTTTTCAACAGTCTTGTAGTTACCGAATGGAACGAACAGGGGATCGACTGAAGGGACTAGGTTCTCTTTGAACCCGTCGAACTCAGCAGTCAGAGTCGCAGAAGTGTTTGCAACTGGTGCCTCAACCTTTGGTGTAAACTTCAGAAGCATCGGCACTTCATAGAGACCACGACCAACTCGCATCTCTGAATTATTGAAAATGAAGGATGGTTTACGGAAACCTTTCTCTTCGCAGAGATCAACGATCTGTGCCTTGGTTGCTGTAGTACCGAACTTCTCATTGATTGCCTCGATCAAGGCAGTTTGTGGACGATTCAAATTCATAATATATTCCTCTCTCAATCAACATAGGTAGTGTCTCATATTCG